AACTGCCCCACGATGTCGAACGCGTCTTTCACAGTGATGTGCGCATTGGTGCGCATGCGGGTGATGTTCTGCAAAATGAAGTCAATCACACGGTCCACGTCGAACTTGAACAGACCCAGCTTCTGACCAATCTTACCTAGCGTGTAGGCTACCGCGGTTGCATTACGGCGGAAGCGTTCCTCGGGGGCCCAGTCCATCATCTTGTCATACTTAGCAGCAAACTTCTCTGACCCCTTGTCCCACACAGCGCGGCGTCCACCCAAGTCGATGACAGCCTGCGCAAGCTCAGGAACTGCGAAGCCAAAGTTGTCCTGCATCGCCAGATAGATCGTCTTACCATGCTCAGCAACAAAGTCACGTGTATTCAGTGGAAACTCCATCGTGCGCATGCGCAGCGGTTCGTCCTTGGACTGCACCAACTCATATACTTCAAACAAGCTGCGGTTTGACGTTACACGGACGGGGGCGCGCCACTCCTCAATGGGCCGCATATTGCGGTCAGAGGTCAGCGACTTTTTCTCACAGCCACGGGCTGCGTCGTATGCAAGGTTAGCTAAAGCCACTGGGTCCATGGTCGTGATCTCGTCGATCGATGCAGACAAGTCACCAAAGATGCCGAACCCGTTGTACAGCGCGTTAGTCGTGTCCTTGGGGTTGAACACGAACTTTTCGCTGGGGTCCATGAACGCTGAGTTGCCAAACGCTAGCGACAGTGTTTTGCCGGTTCCGCTGAACTGAGACACAAACGAGACAATGGGCGTAGCCGCACCAGACACGTTGCCCAGCACACCGGCACAAGCCATGAGCAAGCTGACCCCGAGAGGTTCGCCGCCGCTATGGTCCACGTACCGTGTGAGGTCTGCCCATGTGTCCCGGTCACCCTTGCATGCGACATGCTCCGAGAAAAGTTTTGCGCCCCCCTTGAGTCTGCGCAGAATGTTTTTGCTTGGGCTGCCCAGCAGCTTTTCGCCGCACAGGAAAGACCCGTCTTTCTGCCAACCAAAGCGCGTAAAGTCAACGCCCGACGCTGCGCGGGCCTGCACAGAAGCCAAGTAGTTCATAAGGTAGGTGTTTGTTCGTGCTTTAACAGTGTCCGAGGGAATGATGATCTGCTTATCGCCGAGGTAGGAGCTAAATTCTTTGCCGCCACTGGCTAACCAGCTAAGCGGAAGCTCATGCTCTTGCTCTCCGTCCATTGGATACTTGACGAGGATTGTTGCCGCCGACTTAGATGATGCATCCGAGCGAACGCCCCACACATCATGAAACATCGCCAGCACATGAATCTCATAAGGGCAGACCAGTGTACGCACGACGGACGTGGTGGTCACCGGCTTGCCTGTCGCTTCGTCCTTGGACTTCTTCTCTACCTCTATGTCGGTGTAGATCGCGCCATTGGACACGTAGTATCCATCCGGCATCACTAGCTCCGCCTGAACCACGCCGGTATTCTGCAACGCTTTGGCGGTCGGTGTTGATGGCGTAGCGACTAGCTCCTCGTTCAGTGACCCCGGCCCAAACACTATCCCCTTGCTCGGGCACCCAGCACATCCGCTAGGGCATGCTTTTGTGAACTGGTCGCATGACGGTGGCTTGCCACTGAACGATGCCATCTTGTCGAGGTTGTCGTCTATGTCGAACCCCGGGTGCCCCCCGCACAAACGCATGATTGAAGCAGCAGGGTCGGGTGTGAACTTAGCCAGCATAAGGGAGGCAGTCCACGTACTGTACGCAACTGGGGCCCCAGCGGCGTCGAACTCACCGCCGGTAGCCAACAGAGCTTTAACCTGTGCACACTTGCGGCCAATAGCGTCGAGGTTGAGGTTGCAGTTGTCGAGGATGGCGCTGCTGATAGAGCTAGTGCGGTTGGGCTGAGCTGCGGGTGCAGCGGTAATCCACTTCTGTAAGGTACCCGTCAGGGTGCCCCATTCATAGTCTGCGCTGTCTGCCAGTAACTTGACATCTTTCCACGGGGTCTGTTTCTTGTGGTGCGTACCAACCGGGCGAAGCACCATAGACGTGTCATGAATCTTGGAAACGTCCAGCTCAACCTGATGCTCGGCAAACGCGGCACGCAAGGCTATGGAGGTTTTCTCCCACTCCAGTGCCTGTACGGGCTCAACCAAAGGCCAGTAATAGTGCAGCCCTCTGCCGGAGCTAATCACCATCGGGTCCGGCAGCCCGATCTTGCGGATGGCTTCTACGACTGCTGCGTGCCCGTCTTTCTGTGTAGCGTACTTGCCGCCAATGTCGAGGTCAAAACACAGCGCCTTGAACCATGATGCATGTGCCTTTGTGCGCCTGTAGCGTATCTTGCCCTCTGCATCGGTCTCTGCGTTATTGGCCATGCGGCCCACAGAAAAATACACTGTCCAATCGGGGTCTTTGTCCCACTCAAGTATCGCCGCAGCAGCGTCGTTGTTCTCAGCAAAAGACCCACGATTCCAAAAAATACCGTTTGCTGATTTGCCCGTGGGGTCTGGTTTCCACAAGCAAACTACGACTTCGTCAAGTGCGGCAGATACACGGGAAAGAAATGTTTGGGTGTCCACGTGATCTCCAGAAAAGAACGCTACCAAGGGGGACTTGGTAGCGTAAGGGGTTTAGATTACAACAGCATTACTCGGCGAACAGGGCGTCAAGTTTACTCTCCAAATCGCTCGTCGCCTGCACCGGAGTGACGACAGGTTTAGCGGGTTTAGCTGCCTCCACAGGCTTCGCCGGTTCAGCCGGGGCCGCGAGGGCAGCGGGCTTAGCTTCAGGTGCCGCAAGCGCGGGAGCTGCCTCGGTAGATGAGAGGAGGCGCACGGCCACCTTAACCTCATCGCTCTGCAAAATCTCATCCACGCGCGCCAACGCTTTAGCAGGCACATACCCCTTGCGACGGAACGTGACCTTGGGATAGGACGCCTTGTCGTCGAAACCAAGCTCAGTGACCACTTCCTCCGGCACCGCACCAAAGTTTTGCAGTTCCTTGAAATACTCACGCAGGTTTTTCATGGCAGACACTGCGATCGTCAGACCGTACACTTTGCTGGGGTCGGCCGCGGGAACAACTGCAAGATGCCGCTGGTCACCGCACAGCTTGGACTTGGCACCCGACGGAGTGATCTTGGAGCCCAGTACATTGTGAGGGCACGTCGAGCAGTTTGCGCTAACGGGGTCGGCAACGCTGGAGTGCGGACGCAGACCATCGTCAGAGAAGCACTCAGGGCGCACGCCCGTAGCGTTGTCATCGTACTGCTTGGCGTAGAACACCTTGGACACGCGCGGGTTGGCACCGACGATCACAACGTCGAGCGTGATGCCCACAGGGGTCTCAACGCCATCCTCAACCAGACGGAAACGCCCAGCGCGAACGCTGATCTTAGGATAGGAGAACTCGCCAGCCGTCACGACAGCGGACAGGATAGACGACGCAGCTGCGGCACCCGAAGCGCGGGCAGCGATACGCGCAGCAATGTGCGCGGGAACAGTAAGTTCTTGAGAGGTAGAGGCCATGATTATTCCTTAGAGGAGGGACGGAGGTTGAACACTTTGACTGATGAGAAATTCACGCCCGGAGGCGGCTCGCCATGCCCATCAATAAAACTTTTCACGGCGAGCTTAGAAGCACGGGTCTCAATGAGGTCCCATGCTGCATTCGATATAACGTATTCCTTGAAAACCGAGGGGTCTGCAACAGTCGCACTGGATACAGTGGACCAGTACGCAGTGCCGTGAGGCGTGGGGATATTGGTCAGCCCCTCCTCGCCAGCCTTCTGTGCAAACCATGCCGCAAGATCATTGCGTATCTTGTTTATCTCGGCAACTTGCCGCTTAGCGGCGCCATTGATGCGGTCTATCTCTCGCCCAAGCTCAAGATATTTGGCCGCGGCCTGATCGTAGTTCATACAAAGTCCTTTCACTGTTATCACACATCTTCGTTCACCCCATTGACGAGGTTTAGGAAGTCACCTAGTACCCGTTGCCGGGTTTTCAAACGCCTGTACAACTCTGCTTCAAACTTCGTCGAATACAGATGCCACACAGTCGTTTTTCCAGCGGAGTTAAGCCGCCGAATCCGCGCGTTCGCTTGCTCGTACTGCTCAAGGCTGTAAATCGGCAAGTACCAAATGATGTCTTTGGCGCGGGTCAATGTCAAGCCATGTGCAGCAACACGTGGGTGGGCCAGCAATATACGATATTTGTCAGAGTTCTGGAACGCTGAAAATATCTCGTTGCGCTGGGCCTTGCCCACATCACCATGCACTGAAGCCACATCATACCCCTGCTTGGTCAGCTTATCAAGCAACCAGTCCTGCACGCCACGCAGGGGGCAAAAGATAATCACCTTGTCACCGATCTCATCGATCAGCTCGGTCAGCGTGTCGTATCGTGGCCCACCGTCAATCACGATGCGCTGCTTATCCTCACCGTACAAAACGGCGCCACAAATCTGAATTAGTTTTCCTAGCGCCACCGCAGCGTTCGCCGCTGACACCGTCTTGTCTTTAAACATCACCAGCGAGTAATCCTGCATCTCCTTGAACGCCTTGGCTTGCGTAGGCGTCAGCGCACATTCACGTCCAACGTAGTTTGTTTGCGGTAGATCAACACAGTCGTCTAGTGAGAAGCGTATGGACGGCTGCAACACCTGCTTGCATGTCTCTAGCGCGTCGTGCTTGGGTATCCACTTGAACGTGGTTACCTTGCTCATGACCTTATCTTTGAATGCCGTGTAGCTTTTGGGTACGTGAGGTGAGCCAACCAACCGTGCCAGTGACCATGCATCAACGGGCGACTGCGAGATGGGCGTGCCCGTCAGTATCCACAGCCACGGGTTGTGTGCGGCCATCCACTTCGAGAACACTCTGAACCGCTGGCTGCCCGGTGTCTTAAGCGCGGTGCCTTCGTCATAGATGACCAAGTCGAACGACGTGAGGTCGTCGGCAATGGTCGTGAACCCGTCGTGATTGATGATGCAGTAGGGTGCGTCGTCTGCAAGCAAATCCAGCCGCTTGGCGCGCGTACCCACTAGCACAGACAAAGACCGCTCGGGCATGTGGTGGTAAATCTCTCTGGCCCACACAACCTGCACGGTGGACAGTGGAGCGACGATCAACACGCGGTTAATTGCGCCCGTGGTTAACAGGTAGTCTGCGGCCCATAGCGCGCTAAGGGACTTGCCGGTACCGGGGGCCGATAGGCACAGAGCTTTGCGGTTCATGGTGAGGAACGCAGCGGTGTCGATCTGGTGGGACATAGGGCGAAACCGCCCCGGCCACGTGTAGTAATACCTGATCGGCTCGGGCACTGTGAACCCCATGTTCTTCAGCACAAGCGACTCTTCAGGGCCGTGGTCTACGGCAACTGCTGGGCCAGTGTCTAGCTTCAGCGGCCGGGCGTGAGGTATCGCTTGCAGCACCTGCGCGTAGGCCGAAGTTCCGATGACGAGCTTGTGCCGCTCGGGTAGGACCAGCATATCACCCCCGAAGCGCTAGCAGCGCAAGTAACATAGGCTCAAGGTCTTGCACGTTCTTCTCGGTGATGATACAAAGCACACCCCCCGCGCCACTGATGCCCGCGCGTTGTTTTGCCTGCAAATTTACTTGACCGTAGGGGGCACAATACGCGCACATCCGGCGAGCGAAATGTACATGTTATTCGTGAAAAAGCCCTAACTGTCATGATGATATGCCGACGCCCCGGATTATGAAATAATTAAAAAATCGCTGGTTTTGACTGCGAGGTGTTTTTTCATCTCGATGGTGTGTTATTTCACGTTAAAGCGTGAAATGGCCGATTAAACTCAACCGAAAGATTTTGGAACAGGGACGGCATGGCAGAGCTAACAATTGTCCTGGTCGAATATTGGCATATCGCCATTGTGGCGGCGCTCTTGCTTCTCACAAGCATCGGCTTTTTTGCCAAGTTCGTGTTTCCCGCACTTCGCCTATCCGGCGAGCTCGATTCAGCCACCGCAGCATTAAAGGACATCAGATCCCGCAACAATGGCAACGTGGTCGAACTTGAGGAGATCAAGTCTAAGGCCATGTCAGGCCCAGCGTTGTCTCACTTGTGGAGTGAATACGCCAAAACATTGCATCCGCAAAGGGAGGACGGAGAAAACGGGCAAAGCAAAATCGTCCGGTGGCGTGCGACCTCGCTGGCAGATGCCTTCTTTTCGGAACAGGCTGTCGTTGATACCCGACTCAAGACCGAGTATTACAAGCACTTGCCCGGCATTTTGACTGGCCTTGGAATCATTGGAACTTTCACTGGCCTGATCATCGGCCTCGGGCGCTTTAAGGTACCCAAGGATTTGACCTTGGTGCAGCAGCAGCTCGGACAGCTCATTGATTCGGTGGGGCATGCCTTTTATGTGTCTGCGGCGGCCATAGCTTTGGCGATGCTTTTCACTTGGATCGAAAAATCCCTCGTTGCTGCCCGCTACCGTCAGGTCGAGCTTCTGCGCGAACTTGTGGATGGCATGTTCAAGGGCGGAGTCGGCGAGGAATACCTCGAACGTTTAGTAACAGCGGCAGAGACATCGGCCACGCAAGCGGCCCACATCAAAAATGCACTCGTCGCTGATCTCAAGGAAATTCTGACTACGCTTTCGACCCAACAAATTGAAGCCCAAGCTCAGCACACCGGCCAGATGTCCGCTGACGTGGGCAAAGCGATCTACGAAGGCCTTGGACCTCCGATGGAGGTGATATCCAAGGCGGTTCAAGGCGTGAGCGCGAACCAGGGCGAAGCGGTCAACAAGATGCTCACCGACGTACTGGTGACCTTCTCCGCCCAGATGCGGGACATGTTTGGTGGTCAGATGCAGGGCATGTCGGATTTGCTGCGCGAGACCAGCGAGTCCATGAAGTCCACCGCACTGCAATTTGGCCAGCTCGCAGCAAATATGGACGCGGCCGGAACCAACACAGTCGATGCGATGGGAGAGAAGCTCGGCAAAGCCCTTGACGGCATGGAGGCGCGCCAACAAGCCATGAACACCCAAATGACTGCTTTCGTCGAACAGATTCGGGCATTGGTCGGCGAGTCGCAGTCCGAGTCGTCCCGCAAGCTCCAAGAGGTATTGACGAGCGTTGGCGACCAAGTCGCAGGCGTGGTCGCGGAACTTCGGCGGCAGGCCGAGGCGTCGGCCGAATCGCAAGGCCAGCGCCAAGACCGCTTCGAGAGCGCGACTGGTGCGGCCATCGGCTCGCTCTCCCAACAAATGGAGCGGCTGCTTGCCCAGTCCATCGAGACGAACCGCTCGCTGCAAGACACCGTCGCCAAGCTGGCGGGAGCCACCGATAAGGCCATCTCGGGCATGAATTCCGGAGCCGAGACCTTGTATGTCGCGGCCAGCGACTTTGCCAAGGCGGGTAAAGGCGTGGCGGACACCATGAGGGCGTCCACCGTAGCAGTCGAGGCGATCAAGG